CCATTGACAATTCGGACAAGAAGCAGTCCACCAAGGACAACCTGCACTCTACACTGGCGGTCCTGAATGACTTCCGTTCCGGATTGGACTTCAAGGATCTTACCTATACATTCCTTCGTGATTTTGAGCAATACTTGAGAGAAAAGGGCAATGCGGTCAATACGATAGCCAAGCACATGAGACAGCTCCGTACCTTGGTCAATGAGGCAATCAACCAGGGATATATGCACGCAGATGCTTATCCGTTCAGAAAGTACAAAATCAAGCAGGAGAAAGGCAGACATGAGTTTCTTACCCCGGACGAGCTGAAGAAGCTGGAAACGGTCGAGGTGGAAGAGGAATCCATGCGCCATGTACTCGATGCCTTCCTGTTCTGCTGTTATACCGGATTGCGCTATTCTGACTTCTGCCAGCTCACACCTGAGAATTTCATTAGGATAAACGGCAAACGGTGGCTGTACTTCAAATCCGTTAAGACAGGGGTGGAAATCCGTCTGCCGTTGCATCTGCTGTTTGAAAGCAGGGCATTGGGCATTCTTGACCGTTATCCGGATATCGGAAGTTTTGCCGCTTTGCCTTGCAACTCGGAAGTGAATAAGCAGCTTCGAAAGCTGGCCGGATTGTGTGGTATCAAAAAGCGGATAACCTACCATGTGAGCCGTCATACCTGTGCCACCCTGCTGGTTCATCAGGGAGTTGCGATTACAACAGTCCAGAAGCTGCTCGGACATACTTCCGTAAAGACCACACAGATTTATTCGGAGGTACTTTCCAGCACCATTGTGCGTGACTTGAAAAATGTTCAAAGGAAAAGGAAAAAAGTAAAGATGTTTCCCGATAAAGGCTTGAGAACATCTGATTTTATAGACAACCGGTAGATTTCATGAATCCTATTTGTTTTCTATTAATATTGTGATTCTTTAAATTCTTCGGATAATCGAAATATTGCTCCTGATTATTTTTTTCAATATGGATTGAATATGGAATAGTTTTCACTATCTTTGCAGTGTAACCAGGAGCTTGATGGCAATAAATATTGTCATCAGGCTCTTTTTTTATTGTCTATCTGTCGAATAATGGAATCCCCCGTCTGGCTTCACAGTCTGACGGGGGGAGGTTAAATCCAATCAATAATAGTTTTGAAAGAATCAGGTCAACAAAGTATTGACAAAGATAGTGAAATATGAATAGTAAGCAATATGGATATGGATTTATTTTGCATATATATAAATTCTCGGCATTTTTTCAGGAAAGATAGGGACAGTTGAGAAATAAAGGAAACAGGATGAATAATTTATCATATAATAATTAAACGGTGAATGTAATGGAGATAGATATTGCAAACATTATTAGTGCTGCCGGAACATTGCTGGCAGCTTATTTCGCCTATAATCAGTATACCAAAAACAAACTGACTGATTTAAAAGTGGAATATTTTAAAAAAGAGGAGGAAAGAAGAAGTTACCACCGCAGCGAGAACTCCGCCAAGGTGTTCGGTGAGCTGTGGCGTGTACTTTATGAAACGAAAGCAGACAGGGTATATATCGTACAACCCCATCCTTTAGGGCATATAGCTTTTCTTTCGGTGCAGTTCGAAGTAAAACGAAAAGGTATAGCCGGAATGCGTGAAAACATCCAATCACTTCCCATGAGTGAAGTGGCCGTTTTTGCAGAAAATCTCGCAAAGAATCTTTTCATGTTCTACTCAGATATTGATAACCAGGTTAAGGATAAGGTTGCCAAATCTCTATTATCAACAAATGGATGCAACAGCGTCGCTATTAAACGGCTTAATTCATCTCAAGATTGGGTTGGAAATATCTTTTGTGAGTTTACAGATGAAACGGATTTGAATGAAGATGAACTTCATAAGGTCTTGCATGAAGCAGCGGTCAACATACAATATATCCTGCCGGAATTCAAAGAAAATAAAATCGAATAATTATAATTAATGAATAGTATGGCTGACGTAAGAAAACTTGCACCGTTTATCCTAAAGTGGGAAGGCGGTTTTGTAAATGACCCTGACGATTTGGGAGGGGCTACCAATATGGGCGTGACTATCGGCACATGGAAATCGTGCGGCTATGACAAGGATGGTGACGGTGACATAGATGTGGATGATCTACATCTGCTTACTCGTGAGGACGTTGTTAATCGTGTACTCAAACCACATTATTGGGATAGATGGAAAGCTGATTTGATACAGGATCAATCTGTGGCAAATATTCTTGTGGACTGGGTGTGGGCATCCGGTGCGCACGGAATTAAGATTCCTCAACGCTTGCTTGGTGTTACGATGGATGGCATTGTAGGTCCCAAGACCATTGCCGCAGTAAATGCCAAGAATCCGCGTGAGTTGTTCGACATGATTAAGATTGCCCGGTTTGACTTTATCGAGGATATATGCCGGAAACGCCCAGCAAACAACAAGTTCAAACGGGGGTGGATGAACCGCATAAATGATATCTCTTATGTTGGTTAGAGTTATGAACTGGGTAAGCCGGCATATATTGCTGGCTCCTTTCATGTGTCTGTTCCTGCTGTTCGGATCATGTGGCAGCTCGCATAAATCTGTCAAGTCAGACACTAAGATTATACAGAAAGATAGTACACGTGAATCTGTCAATATCGTACACGGATCAAGTACGTCTTTGAGCGAACTCATTACCACTAATGGTAACTATGTAATTGATTTCCGTATCTATGATACCCGAAAACCGCCCGACAGTCTGACTGGAAAACCTCCGTTATTGGCAGACGGTCATGTGGAAGGTGATTTCAGCAAGAATAAAAGGAAGGAAACTGCAACCAAAGACAGTACGGAAGTGAAAGCTGACAAGGAAACCACTTCCAATACCCGTGAGGAAAACCGGTCAGAAACCATAAAAGAGAAAAAAGAATCCACGTTGCTTAAACAAATCGGTTTTGTCTGTGTTTGTGTAACCGTTTTGATTGTCGTTATGCTGATAGTAAAGCATTGGCACAACAGACAATCTTCATCATAAGACTTTAAATTTATAAATTGAAATGCCTCGGCTCGTGATGAGTCGGGGCTATTTTTTGTTATCTTTGCCGGAACTAACATTAACTTATGTATTATGGCTGAAAAAGAATCTTATTCCGAAGAGGAATTGAATGAAATGATCGTATGGTTCAATAACCATGCTGATGAACTTCCAAAAGAAATGCAGATTAACAAAGCGGCTTTTACCCCGGATTTGAAACTTACTGTTGAAAGTTGTATCATGCAGGCTAAGCAATGTCTGGGCAACTATAAGATGGCCGGAGCTTTCCGAATGCTCCAACAAATCAGAGAGAACCTTGAAAAGGCGGTCCAATAAGCTGCCTTACATTTACCCTTTCATCATATCGGGGTTAAAAACATAATCAATAACCCTACTGTTAACATCATTAATTACGGAAAAATCTTTTTTTATGTATAGATCTGTCATTCTGTTCTCTTTATCTACATGATTTAGTGCTTCTCCTACTGTACCTTTGTCCACTTTTAAATCGTTTCGTGCGATGGAAGCGAAAGAATGCCGGGCTGCGTAAAATTCCAAATCTTCAATGCCAAGAACTTTCCCTATCTGTTTCAAACCTACATTTATGGCAACATTGAGTCTGCCATAAGTGGAATACTTTTTATATAACCTAAAAACTCTTTCTTCGGATACGTCCTTATACTTTTCGTATATGGGCAATATGAAGGGATGAATGTTAACGCTTATTTTTGCTTTATCAGTCCTTCTTGTTGCAGTTTTTGCCCTGTTGTATGTGATTGTAAGCGTTCCCTTGCTTTCGCTTATAGTGTCACAAAGAAACAAATCTGCCGAGTTCATACCCATCAAGCAAAAGGATAATATAAACATATCCTTTGCAAAATTAAATCTGCAATCCTTCTCCTTTTTATCTTTAGTGAGTATATATGGCAGGTTGTATATGGCTCTGATAGTATCTGCGTCCAAAGCTCTTTCGCGGGTACATATTATATTAGGTATAGAATACTTGGTAAATGGAGACCATGGTATCTTTATGTCCCCTGCTTCTTCATCATTATATTCTTTTTTAGCTTCGTTATGCAAATGCCTGATTGCTCCCATATATAAAGAGAGTGCACGTCTTTGACCGAGATGTTCTTCATACGATTTCAAGAATTTGTAATTTATCTCCTTAAAATCCAATTTCTCCCGTCCCAGGAATTTTGTTAAAGAGTTTACCATGCAGGAATACACATTGATTCCATGCTTCTCTCTGTTCTCATCTATCCATTTGCGGGCGTAGGAAATGAAGTCTATTTTTAGAGATGATTCATCAGTTTTGGTTATATGCTCCACAAGTTCTGTTATATCCATATCGTTTATGAGCAATGACAACAGGTTGCACTTGCTCCTATATATGGATATGATGTTATTTAATTCATCTAAGATGGACTGATTTTTGATTTTAAACCCCTTGGTTATATCTTCTTTCGTAACATATATGGAAGTGGGAATCCTTTTAAGCTTCCTATTGTGTGTGACTCTTATCTTAACGTTGTAAGTGCCATCTATTCTTTTCCTATCTTTAAATATTTCATATTTGAATGTTGCCATAATCGTGTATGTATGTTGAAACTATGTTGAAACAATTTCACGCAAAAGTAACTCTTTGGCGCAAAAGTGACAAATAAAAATTTTGTTTACATGAGAAAAAAACTTTCCCAAAAGCTTTGTATTATTGATTTTCTATGTATCTTTGCATCGTTATTATTTCTCGGGGTATTA